GATATACAGAACTCCGACATGCCTTTCGACTCTGTCTGTTCTGTTCGTGCGCCTGCGCGTAGCCGACCGGCCCCCGATAAAGGGCCTCCCCCATCTAAATCCGCCAGCGGTGATGGGGTTAATCGGTGTTTCTATTGTGCTCAGCACATTAGACTCACCAAGGAGACGATCCATAATGGGTTGCTGCAGATTCGGGTTCGGTATGGCTTGCCATACTGCGAACTTCCCGACAGCGACCCATGTCAATTGTCACGTTTCCTATCTTTTCTTTTGTTACAGGGAAATGAGCGACCCTCTGTAACTTTTCCGCGCCGCCAGGGCAGGAAAGACGACAACGGTCTCTGTTCGCTACAGAGACTCGGCCGCCGAGAACGCTGGGGCTTAGCCCACAGCGTTGCTTCTATTAAGCGCAACTTGCCAACGAGTTGCAGCCGCCACGCTCCGTCAGGTCGTTCTTTGTGGGAAAAGAACGCCTTCTCTCAACCCCCTCCCACTGATCCTGAGTATCTTGCACACGTCCGGCGTGTTGCTACTCGTCTTTTCCCTTCGGGCTGGGATAGGGACTACCTTCGTTTCGTCGACGAACATGTCCCTAATCCTACCTCTCGTCTTGCTCGTAAGAGCAGGGCTGACCGCCTTTGGGCGGGAAGGAGAGAAGAGTTCCGAAACGCGTGCTCCTTTGAGACTGAGGTCGCTCCTCTGTTTCAGGCGCGTTTCTCAGAAGTGCCTTCAGCTGGTAAGAAGCGCCCCCTTCTCATCTATGATGAGAAGGTCGATCTTCTTGCCCCTCTGCATCGCCTGATGTATTCACATCTCAGGCGATTCGATTGGCTTCTGTGCGGTCCTCCGACCGCGGAACGAATCACATCTGTTTGTGCCAACGAATACCAGACTTCGGTAGATCTGGTAGCGGCAACGGACGGTCTGGCTCACGATGTGAGTCAGGCACTCTTGGATAGCGCATTCTTCACTTCGGTGAATGTGCCTCGCAGTCTTCGCTCGTTGGCGAAGGCTTCTTTTTCTCCTGTCCTTACCGACAGCGAGGGCGTTATCCGTAGAGTCCGGCACGGACAGATGATGGGAAGTTACCTCTCCTTTCCCCTTCTTTGTCTCCACTCTTACTGTGCTGCCTCCTGGGCCGCTCGGTTCGATGTGGACGCTCGTTTTCTCGTGAACGGTGATGACACTGTCATATCTGCCTCACGATATATCACTGTGCGGGACTACCCTTCGGGGTACCGGCTCAACAGTGATAAGACGATTCGAGCGGAGAACACAGCTGAGGTCAACTCGACTGTGTTTCTCAGGATGAGGGGGAGATGGCGCGAAGTTCGCCATTTAAGGAGAGGTGGCGCCCCTGCTAGTTTTCCCGGGATGATGCACATGGCGAAAGCCGCGGCATCTGACCGGTGTTGGACCGACGCCTTTTCAAGGTGTCGAATTGGCAGGGGGTGGGGTTTTCTTCCTTCTCAACTAGGTCACTTGACCTATGCCTCTTGGTTGAGAGAGAGGCAGATGCTGCGTAGTCGTACTTTTACTACGCTCCCGGAACAGGCACAGCTTCCTGTATCAGCATCGTTGCGGCGTATCTCGGGGAGAGATCCGCGGCCTGAAGAAGTCGAGTCCCATCGGGGCTTTATGTGGACTTCGGGCAGAGAAGGAGGTTCGAAGAGAGACGTATGGAATCCGTCCCGCGGTTCAATACGTCGGACATACTCGTACCGGTCCAAGCCGGCAAGGTATCCTCTCAGTTACGTCGGCTGGAGGAGCCCGGAGTCAGCGCTCTCTGCGAGAAAAGCGCCCTGTTTCTTCTACGTCTCGGACGAGTTTGAAACAGAAGAAGAAAGGTTAGGCCTATTCGTGTTGGATCTATGGCGCCAGGCCGTAGATTCGCTGGTCGAATAGGGTGGCAATTGGTGGTTTCCCACCGTCTCTGGTGGTCGCGTTGACCAAGCAAATCTGCTGTGTGTACCTCGTGCGGGAACGACATGTGGATCGTGATTGAAGACAAGCGCTGCGGTAGATCTCCTTCTTACAGGAGTCCGCTACGAACGTCCGGGCGAGAAACCTTCGGGTAACGTCGGATGTCACGAGAAGCATGTGTTAGGGAGAGGCCTCTGTCCGAGGTTCTCGTCTCTAGTGGGAGGGTCAGCAGAGGAGGGAGGAATTCGTCGCGGGGTCCTTCGGGACAGGGCGACCAGGTTGGACTGTTTATCGTCGCCGGGACGAGGACAGAGGCTCCGAAAGCAAGAACGAAAGATAGCCGGCGTTAGTGCTACTCTGAGAGGGAGTAGTTAACGGCGAACGTTAGGGAAT